GTAGTGTCCGTCAGAGGTCTGACCGGCAGGTTCATCACTGATACTGCCCGCTTCGACCCGTACGGTGTAGGTGCCCCCATCCCACGGGGTAAAGCTTGCTGGGGTGGCTATAGCGGCATTCAGCGCTGAACGTAGGTTGCTCAGGTCCGTACCCGTAGCTACCCAGGTACGTGAAAATGAACGTCGTACGGCAATCGAGTTCACCAGCTCATTACCCGCGGCATTAGTCCAGGCTTCACCCACCCAGATACGCCCCTGAGAAGACTCGGTTGGATTTGGTAACGTATAGGCCCCCAGTGTCTCGCTCATGGCATCCCCACGTCTGGCAATGGTGCCGCTATGCCTTGCCTCCTGAGCTCTTGCACCAGCTCCCGCAGCAGCGCTCTAGGGTCACTGTCAGGTTGGCGTTGGTAGCTGGCGGTGAGGTTGTACTGGTAGTGATTAGTCACCTCCCGGCTCACGTTTGTCACTGCTCCGACTGGTCTGGAAGCCTCACTCTTGATGCCTAGGCTCAAACCCTCCATGAGATTCTGCCCCATGAGCTCAAAGACCTTGGAAGGTGAGCCTATACCAAGTAGGTCTTTGGCGCTGTCTACAGCATTGCCGGCAGCGTTCTTGGCGGCATCAGCTACATTACTCGCCGCTCCCTCGATCCCTTCCTTCAGGCCGGCCATGAGATCAGAACCGATACTTTTCAGATCTATGTTCTTGAACGGGTTTACGATGCGGCCCACCATGTCTGATATTGCCGTCTCGATGTCTTCAATCTTAGCGTTGACGCCATCGATGAAGTCCTGAATGGCGTCTTTACCCGGCTGGAGTAGGTCGATGTCCCTTACAGGGCCCACCACGTTGGTATCAAACCAGGCAACTATCTTCTCCTTCCACTGCGGGTCGCCGGTCAGAGCGGTGATGAAGGAATCGAAGGCACTGGTAAAGAAGGTAAACAGTGACTGCCCCACACTAATGATGTTCTCTGGGGTAACTATGGCTGTCACTAGCCCACTAATCAGATCCCAAAGCTTTTTAGCTAGATCGGGAACGTCTTCTTTGAGAAAGGTGAAAGCTGAGCGCAGGCCATCGCCCAGGAAGGTACCCAGCTTCGTACCCCAGTCTTCGGCGTTAGCGCTCAGCCCTTCCACCGCGCCAGAAACTGCACTGGCGCCTGTGTCTATCATATCGGTCTGCCATTCATTCCAGTGCTCTTGTATGTAGCCGATCGGGTCACCCATGAAGGTCTGCATCTCGCTGGCGAACCCTTTCATCTCGCCGGCAAACCCCTTGACCCCCTCCAACATGTTGCCCACCGCTTTCACGAAACCAGGCCCGTGTTCACTAACGAACCCAGACACAGCCTGAATGAAGCTGTTGAAGGCAGGCAAGACGAGCTCACCAAGACTAGTGGCCAGTTCCTTCAAACTGTTGACCAAGATGGTAAGCTGGCTCTGGGTAGTGCCATAGCGCAGGCTGGCCTCATAGGCCAAGGCATTGTTCTCCTCCCAGGCTGTGCGAGAAGAGGTCATGGTACGGCCCAACAAGTCGCCGGCATTAGCCACGGACAGAAATGAACGCACCAGGCGGACGTCGGCAAGCCCTAGTTTATCCAAGGTTGTTACCGCTTCATCGCCCTGTGTCCCCAGCCCCTCAACAAAGGCGGTGAAGGCCGCTCCTGCATCCTCTTGCCAAGCGCTTCGGAACTGTTCTGCCGTCATCCCCGCGGTGCTGGCAAAGATCGCCAGGTTCTCATCGCTCGTCGTGACTGATTTTTGCATATCGAGAAGCACCTTTTGCACTGCGGTGCCTCCCGCCTCAGCCTCCACCCCCACCGAGCTCATGGCGGCTGCGATCCCCAGCACATCGGCCTCGGTAAGGCCAGCCACTGCCCCCGCACCCGCAGTCCGCTCGGCGAAGGCCACAATCTCCGCCTCAGTAGTGGCGTAGTTGTTACCTAGCTCCACGATGGCAGAGCCGTATCGGTCGATGTCGGTCTGCGCCGTGCCCATGATATTGGATACACGGGCCAGAGAGACGGCTGCCATCTCCCCGCTCAGGTTGGTGGTTACCCCCAAGTCGGCCATGGTCTTAGTGAACTCGAGCAGGTTGTCTTTCTGAATCCCCAACTGCCCGCCCAGCTCCCCGATACTCATAAGAGCTTCAGGGGAAACCGGGATGGTAGTGGATAGGTCCATGAACTGGTTTTTGAGCTCTCTACCAGCTTGGTTAAGCTGGCCCGTCTCGTCTACCAATCCATCAGTGGTCTTGATCACGCCGGCAAAGGCGGACTCAACGTCGATGGCCGACTTGACAGATGCAGTTGCCATACCGGTTAGAGCTGCTCCGCCGGCTGCAGCCGCACCCAATAGGGCCGTCTTCCCTACTCCAGCGAAGCGGTGAAGGGTACTCTCGGCGACACCCATCTCCCGTACGAACTCACTGGTGTCGGCACCGACTAGAACCCTGAGTTGTGCCGCATCCATCGCCACCTAGCGTCTCCTAGCCGCAGCTTTCTTGCGGGCCTTCTGGCGCTCGTACTCTCGCAGTTCCTCCAGCGCCACCCACTGTGCAAACTCGTTGGTGCTTACCCTCTTACGCATCTCCGCGACCGTCATCCCCAGGCGCTCGGCCAGAGCGAACTCGAATGTCAGCTCAGGGTTAGTCACGAAAGGAGCGCTTGGCGTTGTCTACTGCCCCCCTGGACAGCCCCGCAAGGTCAATAATGGCTTGTAACACTGAGTCGATCGCTACCGCTGACTTTTCGCGCAGGGCCCCGTAGTGCTCCTCGGTAAAGTGCGGCTCTACCACACCGTGCAGAAAGAGCAGCATCTCCATCTTCTCAGTGTCTAGCTCACCACCAGGCCCCGTGGCCTGGCGCCGCAGTTCCTGCTGCGTAGCCTTGCTGAAGCCCCGGATGCGTACCGACCCACCCCACTCTGGTATGTACACCTCTTTCTCGGGCAAGTCGGGGGCCGAGAGGATATCCTCAACTGTGAGTATCTTCTCCGCCATCTTAGGCCACCGTCACGTCGCCAGTTACTTGGAACTCGGCACTGAAGGTGCCAGCACCGTCTACGGCAGTAGAAGGCTCATAGCTGGTGCAGATGCAGGCCCCGCTGATCTTTGGTGTAGTACCACCCTGCGGTAGATACTCAAACATCGTGCCGTCTTGACCGAGAAGGCCAGAGAGGGTTGTGTTCACGGCCGCATCAAGGTAGCCCTCCACCGAGATGGTGGCGTCTTTCAGGCCCGCGATATATTCCTTACTCGTGTCTCCCAGCGTGGTGACCTCGGCGGTATCTGCTGAGCGCGAGATACTCACACTGCTGACGTACTGCGAGATGTCCGTCGCTGTAGGATTCCCAACCTTGAAGATCGCCTTACTACCGTGCTTGAATGCCATCTTTACCTCCTGTAGAATCCTGCCCAGAATGTGCAGGCCTTATCCCATGTTACCCGTACGTATCGGTTTACCGTGCCAGTCACCTCTTTGCGCTCTGCCGTTGGCCCTATCGCGGTCGTGAACGTCAACAGCGTTGAGAACGTGGTGCCGTCCGTAGAGTGCTCTATCTTTACCACCACCGATGTACCCGCAGCTAGCACCAGGTAGCCTACAGCGCCGCTAGACGTAGCAGCACTGGCCACAATATTGCCACCCTGACCCGCTGCCGACTCAGCCTTCCACTCGTGCAGCACCTGTACCGGCTCCAGCCCAGAACTGCTCTGTGCTTCAACGCTGATATCCGTCACGCCATCCACCGGCGAGGACACCTCGTAACTAGTCTCCACCGAAGTGAAGCCGTAACCAGGCGCTGAGAAAGTGTCCCCCTGGGGCATATAGGCCCAAACGACATTGTCAGTGCCCAGCGCCGCCCGCAGGACAGGGTCCACCTCATTCACCCCCGCCGCATAGAACCCCTCGCCTCTGAAGGTGGCATCCTTCAGGCCGGCAAGGTATGCTTTGCTGCCGTTGCCCAACACCGTTACCTCGGACGTATCTGCCGAGCCGCTAGCACCGAAACTAGTCAGATACGGCGTCAGATCGTAGCCGTTCGCGTAGACCTTCGCCTTACTACCGTGTCCAAATCCCATAGCTCACCTCCTAAGTTGGGGTGATCATGATTAGGTATTCTGCTACCTCGTGCCAGTAGACGATCCCTGACTCTACTGCCGTAAACTCGCGGCTGCTATCCCGCCTCACGTACATCGTCGTGTGGCTGGTGACGGTGAGCGTCGCGTCGTGGAGAGCGCCATCCACCGCATCCATGGTCTGGCCCGCCACCGCCGCCGATGGGCCCTTATCTACACACATGACTTGATAACGCAGCGTCCTGGTAGCCCTCTTAGTCATAGTGTAGTCATCAAGGCCCGACACCTCCTGGAATACGATGAATGGATAGGTCTTCTGCTCGGGCGCGAGGCCGTGGTAGATACGATCGTCTACCTTGTTACCAACCGTGGTATCACCGGTTAGCGCGGAGTATATGGCCGCATCTACTGCATTCACTTCAACGCATCCTCGACGGCCTTGATGAAGGACGGCCTCACTGCATCGGCGGCTGGTCTCATGTAGGGGTGTGCTGCCATCTTGTAGGTGCCATACTCCTGATATATGGCATACTCGACATGCGTGCCTACCACCGCGGACAGCCCATCAGCCGCCATCTCCGTGCGGATGCTGTTGCGCAAGTTCCCCGTATCTACTGGGGCAGCATCCTTTGCTCGGTTTTCTATCTCATATGCTGCCTTGCGCACTACCTCTGAAGCTCTCTCCGGATACTCCCGCGCCAACTGCGGGAACCTATCGAACACAATCTGTATGGTGTACTTGCCGTTAGCCACTTAGTCGAGCCTCACCACTATAGCCCGTGTCGCTGTCTCCCAGGCTCCTTCACTGCCCAAAGACACCACCTCATAAGTGGCGCTGCCCACTACTACACGGTCGGTGTGCTGTATGTCCTGCCCCGCTGGTAGCGTCAACTGCCAGACGCTCTTGCCCTGTAGTGCCCCGCCCACAGCAGCCTCGGCGTCAGATAGGGACCGTATCGGTGCTATCCTACAAGCCACGCCTGTCGCCTTGTCGCTCCAGCTTTCCGTGTAGCCACCAGCACTATCGCTGGAGAGCGTACAGCTCTTGATAGTGCACGTGTCTGGCAAGGCCGCCTCTTGCGTATCCTGCATGGCCGCTATCTCTGCTGCCGTTAGCACTTGGCCCCATCCTCAAACTTCTTGCCGTTGAGTTGTGCCAA